GCTGATAGCCACCACGGAGTCTGACAACTGCGCGATAGACTGGCTTCCTCGTAGACTGGACAGCGTAGGGTCGAGACCGTCTTCGAACCCCTTGTCACCGCTGGATCGCTTCAGATGCGAAATCAGAAACATACCAGCACCAGTCTGTTCGGTGAACTGACGCAGCTTCGACATGGTGTAGTCGATCTGCTTACGCTCATCACCACCTGACACCATAAAGTCACCGCCCGATAGCAAGATCGATAGGTGATCGATGAACAGGTATTCAGCACCCAATCCAGTAACCATGTATCGCAGCTTGTTCAGCAGGTGGTCACTATCAAGGGAACCAAAGTGGTCATACATCAGGATGCGACCTGTGCCTAACGTCAGATCAAACGCAGCTTTTCGATCACCCTCCGAAACATCTTGAGGAAGATGGAGAGGACGACCCAAGGCAAGCGACATAAAGCGTAGACCAGTGCGCGACACGCTCTCTTCAAGAGCAATGTATCCGATGGTCTTTTGATGATTGACGACAAGATCATAGGCGATCTGGGCGGCAATGGTAGATTTTCCAACGCCACTACCAGCCGTAAGAGTGCATATCTCACGCGGACGGACACCAAGGAGAACGTCATTCCAACGCGGCCACTGATACGGGATGCCCACTTCTTGAGTTGTGTTAACAGCATTCCAGATTTCCTTACCGTTGATGACACCATCAGGTCGGTAGTCCTTGGCAGTGAACATGATGTTGAACAGTTCTTTCTGTCTGCCAGCAACCAGCATCTCTGAGGCATCTTTAAGTGGTAGCGAGGCGATCTTCGCCTTGCCTGGTGTTATGATCTCGGCGCACTTGTGTGCTGCCTTGATCCCTGGCTCGTCGTTGTCAAAGCAGAAGACAACCTCATCGAAGCCCTCAAGGAACTCGATGCTGTTCTTCACAGCTTTGACTGCGGACTGAGCGCCATTCGGAATGCTAACGACAGGCCACGATGGTGCCGCTTGGCTGAACGACAGGGCATCAAGTTCACCCTCCGTCACAACCACACGCTTACCTCCGCGTGACCATAGCTGCTGACCAAACAGTCCAGCCTTGCTCATGTCTCCACGAACAACAAACTTCTTGTCTGGATAGCGGATCTTCTGAGCCACCATCTCGCCCTGATCATTATAGTAGGGTGCGATGTGGATGGGCTGGCCGTTGTCAGTTCCGATTTGATATTTGAATTTGCGGCACGTCTCTTCAGTCAGTCGCCGCTTTGGTAAACCTGTGTATTCACCATGTAGTAAGCCTTGCACTCTGCGCTCTCTCTGTCGTGGTTGATGATCACTACCGCTGGGGCTTGGCTTCCAGTCGGAGCATGAGAAGCAGAATGTGTGCCCGTCATCATACTCATGTAGAGCATCTGACGAGCCACACTCTGGACAGGGCTGCTTGGCCTTAACTAGCGAGGACATAGCGGACGTAACGCTGTCCTGTCAGGTCGGTCTTCCGTTCCCGTTTGAACTTCATGCCTTCAGCTTCAAGGTCAGAGATCCGGCGGGGCAGTGCGCGGATCTTGTAGATGCTTTGGGCTTCCACGTTGGTAATCGAACCAGCTTTCGTAAAGTGGTTCTTCAGCATTTCACGTTGTGTCATCTTAGTCTTTCCTTTGTGCATAGTGGATGTAGATGCCGGACTGTTCATCAGCCTCGGCAAAGCGTTTAACTACGGAGAGACAGGTGATCTGGTCGTCATCATCCCAGAACCCACCGTGTTCGGTGAGACTATCAAGCGGACCCTTGGCGTAGTTATCTACATCGCCACGGGGGGAGGACCGCTTGGTCGTCTTAGGTTTTGAGACAATGACTTCCATCACGACAGCTAGAGGTGTGGAGGTAGCCTCACCGTCGATATCAGACAGGAACGCCCGCGCTTGTTTGCGGTAGTTCTCATAGTTCTTTCCGTAGTATGCACCCCATCGACTGATGCGAGGGCGGGATGCAGGTGCGGGTTCGACTGCGATAAAGATCGTCTTATGGTCTGGCCCTAAGAAGTTCAGGACATGGGAGTTGAAGGCCGACTCAAAGGTCGAAGTCTTCATCCTCTAGTTCTTCCTGTTTGGCGCTGGGCGTGATGCCAAAGTCGCTGGCGGCAGAGCCACCGTTGCGCTTCTCAACAACCATCACGTTACGCAGTTGTCCGGCGGCACCGATACCACCACCAGCATTGTATGCCAGCAGAGCAAAGGATGCCTTGATGATGTCGCCCGACATGGGGAACACGTCATCGTCCAGTGCCTTCCCGGTTTGATCAACAAATCCAGGCTGGTATTTGGACTTGACCGTGATCAGCCACGAACCTTGGAACTCTTCCTTGGTTGTGTCGTCACCATCTTTGAACGGGGTGCGGTAGTTGCGTGGCAACTTACCGAATTCTTTCACGATGGTATCTTCAGCTTTCTGCTGTAGATCCTCGATGAACTCTTCAACGCCTTTGCCTTGCTTGGGCAGGACAAGCGTCACTTTGTATTTGCCATCGCTGTATTGCTGACCTTCATCAGGACGCGACAGCCATGCATACGCGGCGGTAGCTTCAGGGCTTACAACGACTGCGAGTTTCTTCTTCGCCATACTGATTGTTCCTATGTTTGACGGGGAGTTATGCCATTGGGCAAGAGGACGGTCTAAATGCAAAGGCCCACCAAGAGGCGGGCCAGTGCGTATGCCATTGGGCAAGAGGACGGTCTAAATGCTACGCAAAGAAATACTCAGCATTCAGAACCTCGTTGACATCAAAGTCACCCTGCGTGGGCGGCTCTGGAAGTTCCACCTTACCAGCGTAGGTCTGGACGTAGGGGTGAAACTCATCAGTGATCCAATCACCAGCGAACATCTCTGCCGCTGTCTCTCTGATCAGATCCCGCATGATATCCACGTTGGCTGCGTGAACTGCGAAGCTGTCGTGGATACAGCAGATATCCTCGACGCCCACATCATGCAGCTTCACCACCAGCTTCTGCATCAGAGATGCGTCCAGCGAGTGGATCACGTTGGGGCTGCTGGACAGGTGCTGCTTGCGGACATTCAGACCACCCAGTGGGTTCTCGTCCCACAGGTAGTAAGACCCCATGACAGTCTTCACGTCTGACTTGGCAATGTTCCAGTAGGATTGCTGCACGACAGAGCCAGCAGGTGTGATCCACTGGAGTGGCTTGTCGAACTCAGCGAGAGAACTGGCAACACTCTGGAAGTAGTCCATGATCGGGCGGCTTGCGACCACCGTCTTCTCAAGGGCCTCGATCAGCTTGTCCCGCATGTAAGCTGCGTTCTTCATGCGGTCACCACCATCCAGCTTATCGACGTGACCATCGTTCAGTAGCTGGTCTTGGATACCACGAGGGGTCACACCATAGCTGGTCGTCATGCAAGCCCGCTTGCACACTGACCGATCCACATGACCCACCCACTGCTGGGCCTCCTCGATGCGGTGACCATTGGCAATGTCTTCCACGATCAGTTGCTGCACAATCTTTGCAGTCTCACCGTAGATGTCATACCGAGCGGGATCAGCAGAACAGTTGGTCAACCGTGCGCCCATCACATCACGACCGAGCAACGACATCAGTTGAAGACCGTTGTTGCTGCCATCTTGATGGACAGGGAGAGACGACACGAACCGTTCAGGTGCATCATAGGACGTAGCATCACGCCACTCTATGGCCGACTGAAGGAACTCAAGAGGGCTGTCTGCATCTGCCCAGAAACGCCAGCCGTTGAATGGATCGTTGGCACTGTCAAGGATCATGTCGTGATGCTCACGCACCCAAACCTGCATCTCATCGAAGGTCACCTTGTCGTAACCAAACGTGTTGCACAAACGGACAGCCAACCAGTAGAGACCACGGTCGCCCAGCGCCACACCTCGGCCAAACCGCATGGTGCCTCGTGCAAGTCCATCGCCCTGCGGGTTCCAGTCCTGCGTGATATAGTAGAAGCGGGTGCGGGTATCCATCTTCACAGGATGGTAGACATCCATGCCACGATGGGTGTTCGCGATGTTGAACTTGCGGATGGCACTCTCTCTCTTCGACACATCACGCGCGTTCTTACCGT